TAAAACTTTGGGCGATAAGACTGGGGGAGTACATAGAGAAGTTAAGAGTGTAAAAAAATTTGGCTTGCAGGACTTGGCAGACCATTTTAACATAACTGAATCACAAGCTAGAAGACTACTTTACGTTAAGAAGAGAGATTGATATGACACCTGAAGCAAAAGTTAAGAAAAAAGTAATAGCACAGTTAAAGCTAATGAAGGCATATTACTTCTACCCAGTAACGGGTGGGTACGGACGAAGTGGAGTACCTGATATTGTTGGATGTTATGGTGGTAACTTCTTTGGGATAGAATGCAAAGCAGGAAGCAACAAGCCTACGCCATTGCAACAGAAGAACTTAGACGACATAGTAAATCAAGGTGGAATAGCTTTAGTCGTAAACGAAGAAAATGCAAGTGATGTAGGTAAATTATTGAGTTCACTGGTTCAACGTAACCCAAGTGGGGAGAAGAAAACAGATGGTCTTTTTCTACGTTCTTAGGGGGTATAATCACCCACGGGCATATCGTTTTACCCCTCTGACGGGCTTTAAAACGAGCCGTTTTTTGAGGAGAAGTTAGAAATGCCTCGTTGGGTGTATGATTTAAGTACTTTATTACCTAGTGACTACCCCACGCCCGAAGAAGAACACAATGACACGTTGGTGTACGTACAGCAAAAGTTTAACAATTCTACGCTTGATGTTATGGACATGATTGATAATAACGGGGCAAGGAAGTGGCATGCTAGAGAAGGCGAGCAAGAAGCTAGAGAAGATAAGAAGATGAGAAGGTCAATGAAATATGGAATTAAATAGAATACAGAGTGGGTTTTTTTGTGTGGAGGGAGGTTTGTGGCATTATTCCTCTCTTTGTTTTGACACTCTGTGGGGTAAGCAGTGAGAGCCCTTGGTTTACTCATACCCATTAATCCACTGCAGTAGGGGCGAAGGCACCTCCTTTCTATTTAAATGCTCGTGACCCTGCCTATGGAAGCATAGTAAAATACTAATCCCCCCGAGGCACACTTGGGGGGTACTTAAAAATTAACGGGAGAATTAAATGACAAAAGACGAAGAAAAGATATGGAAGTATATGCTAAATAATAGATTAGCCACAGCAGAGGAAGTGTCCAAAGCTACCAAGGTAAGTTTGAAAGCAGCTAGCCGGGCACTAAAGTCGATAGGTACACCTAAACACGTTATAGAGAAAGAGATAAAGAACAACCGCATGCAACTGTTAAAAGAGGCAATCGAACTTACGGGTGGTGATAGAGCAAAGGATTATGGTGATGCCGTAGCAAACCATAAGCATATAGCAAAAATATTTAATGCGATTACGGGTCATAACTTAACAGCAAGAGACATAGCACTGCTCCATACCTGCACGAAGCTTTCAAGAGGACAGACCAGTCCTACAAAGCGAGACCATTATGTAGATAGGATGGCATACGCAGGCATTGAATATGAATGTGTTATGGCGGAGGAAGAATAATGGATTTAATAACGCTTGACTTTGAAACCTACTATGACAAGGATTATTCATTAAAAAAATTAACCACAGAGGAATACGTCAGAGACCCACGCTTTGAGACCATAGGAGTTGGTGTGAAAGTGAATAGTGAGGAAACTGAATGGGCTAGTGGAACTCATGAACAAATTAAAAGTTACCTCCAAAGCTTTGACTTTGGAAATTCTATGGTACTCGCTCACAATACTATGTTTGATGGTGCTATTCTTAATTGGAAGTTTGGTATTAACCCAAAAGTTTTTACCGATACTTTATGTATTGCCCGTGCTTTATTTGGTGTGGAAACTAGCCAAAGTCTTAGTGCACTTGCCGAGAAATATAGAATCGGAGAGAAGGGAACGGAGATACTCAATACGCTTGGCAAGAGAAGGGAAGACTTTTCAGAGGAAGAACTGAGCCGATTCGGGGACTACTGTGTCAATGACGTAGACCTAACGTATAAATTATTTACGTTAATGGGTCGTGGGTTTCCAAAGAAAGAGTTTAAACTTATAGACTTGACGTTGCGTATGTTTGTAGACCCAGTACTTGACTTAGATACTGGATTGCTTGAGCAACATCTTATGGAAACACGTGACCAAAAGGAGCAACTGCTTGAGAAGGCAGGGGTAGACAAAGATGACTTGATGAGCAACCCGAAGTTTGCAGAGTTACTTAAAAAGTTTGGCGTGAAGCCCCCGACAAAGATAAGCCCTGCGACTGGTAAGGAGACATTCGCATTTGCAAAGTCTGATGAAGAGTTCAACGCTCTGTTGGAACATGAGGATGAAAGGGTGCAGGCATTGGTGTCAGCACGTTTGGGTACCAAAAGTACCCTCGAGGAAACACGTGCTAATAGGTTTATAGATATATCTAAACGTGGGCTGCTGCCTGTTCCCGTTAGATACTATGCGGCTCATACAGGGCGTTGGGGTGGTGACGACAAGATAAACTTACAGAACCTACCTAGCCGTGGAGTACATGGTAAGAAGTTAAAGCGTAGTATAATAGCCCCACAGGGACACACACTCGTTGAAGCAGACTCGTCACAGATTGAGGCTAGGGTGTTGGCATGGTTTGCACAGCAGGATGACTTAACAGAAGCGTTTGCAAAAGGCGAGGATGTATACAAGAAGATGGCATCTCGTATCTATGATGTATCCGAAGAAGATATTACAAAGGAACAGAGGTTCGTTGGTAAGACAACTATACTGGGTGCAGGCTATGGCATGGGGGCATTGAAGTTCCAAGCACAACTTAAGACGTTTGGGTTTGATATGAGTTTGGAAGAAGCTAGACGTGTTATTGGTATCTATCGTGATGCCAACTGGAAGATTAGCCAGTTATGGAGAAATGCACAACATATGTTGAAGAACATGGTCAATGGCGAAGGGTTTACGTTCCCCAAAAGCACAATAGAAGTACTACCTCAATACTATTCTTTAAAACTGCCATCAGGTCTACAGATGAAATACGAAGATTTAAGGGCTGACCAAACAGATGAAGGCATGGATTTTCACTATCAAACTAGGCGAGGTCGCACAAAAATATATGGTGGTAAGGTTGTGGAGAACATATGCCAAGCCATCGCTCGTTGCATAATTGGTGAACAGATGTTAGAAATCAGCAAGAAGTATCGTGTAGTCCTCACAGTTCATGACTCGATAGTGTGTTGTGTACGGGATGAAGAAGTAGAAGATGCACGTAAATATACAGAGGAATGTATGCGAACTGCACCCATATGGGCTCAAGGAATACAAAAACTACCGATTGACTGCGAATCAGGGGTTGGTAAAAACTATGGAGACTGCGAGTGAGTATATCGCCTTGGTCGTTCAGTAGAATAAAAGCATTTGAACAATGCCCAAAACAATTCTACCACGTAAAGATAGCTAAGGACTACATAGAAGAAGAAACCCGTGCCATGCGTTACGGAACGGACGCACATGCTGCGGCTGAAGAGTATATGTGTGGTAACACGCCAATACCTAAGAAGTTTATGTACATGAAGCCAGTGCTTGACTCACTCAAGAAGAAAAAAGGTAAGAGATACTGTGAGATGAAGATGGGTCTTACGAAGAAACTTCAACCATGCGACTTTAATGCTGATGATGTTTGGTGGCGTGGTATAGTTGACTTGGCTATAGTTGATGGAGATAAAGCATGGATTGTAGACTATAAGACAAGTAAGTCTGCGTTATACGCTGATAAGGGTCAGTTGGAACTGATGGCACTTGCAACATTTAGGTACTTCCCAGATGTAAAGAAGATAAACGCAGGGTTATTATTTGTCGTATCTAATAATTTTATTGCACAAACCTACACTGATGATATGATTGTAACACTATGGAAAAAATGGATATCTAACTTTAAGCGTATGAAAACAGCTTATGATAAAGACGTGTGGAATGCACACCCAAGTGGGTTGTGTAAACGGCACTGCGTTGTTATAGAATGTATACATAATGGGAGTAATTGATGCCTTACACTAAATCCCCAAGACCTTATAAAAAAGAATACAAGAAGCAAAAAGCCCGAGGTGAACATCCAAACAGAATGGAACGTCAACGTGCAAGAAGAGCCTTAGATAAAAAAGGCGTTAACAGAAAAGGCAAAGACGTCAGTCATAAGAAGATGTTGAGCAAGGGTGGTAGCAATAAGGATGGTTATAAATTAGAGAGCCCGTCTAAGAATAGAAGTAGAAACGGGCAAAAGAAAAAGAAGAAGTAGTTAGTGATTCACTAACAAACGCAGACAATAGTCTGTTGCGAAGGAGAACATTTTGAGAATATTTAACGGTAAAGCGTTATTGCTTAAGTTACGTAATCCATTTAAAGTTATAGAGGCAATACCCAAAAGCCGTAAACTATCAGCTCATGACATTGTTGTTAACTGGGGTTTAGAGGAAGCACAGACCCTTAAAGATTTAAATATTAACGTGCCATCACCCATACATAGACAATATACATGGCCAGGGAACCATAAACCATTCTCTCACCAAAAGACTACGGCATCATTTTTCACTATCAACAAGAAGTCTTTTTGTTTTAACGAGCAGGGCACGGGCAAAACTGCCAGTGCAATATGGGCATCAGACTACTTGATGAAAGAAGGTAAGGTAGATAGGGTGCTTGTGATATGCCCTCTATCAATTATGGATTCTGCTTGGGGTGCTGACCTATTTAATTTTGCACCACATAGAACTGTAGATATAGCATATGGCACAGCCAGTAAACGAAAGAAGATAATAAATAACAACGCAGACTTTGTAATAATAAACTATGATGGTGTTGAGATAGTATCTGATGAAATAAAGAAGGGTGGGTTTAATTTAATAATTATAGATGAAGCCACCCATTACAAAAATGCACAGACAAAGAGATGGAAGACATTAAATAAAATAGTGCAGGATAACACGTGGCTGTGGATGATGACAGGCACTCCCGCTGCACAAAGTCCTTTGGATGCGTACGGTCTAGCTAAATTGGTAAATCCAAATAGCGTACCAAGGTTCTTTGGTTCTTTCCGTGATATGGTAATGAACAAGGTCACACAGTTTAAATGGGTACCAAAAGCAAATGCAAAGGAAATAGTATTTAATGCCTTACAGCCTGCCATACGATTTACCAAAGATGAGTGCTTGGATTTACCACCAATGATTTATGTAAAGCGTGAAGTAGAACTTACCCGTCAACAAATAAAATATTACAAACTACTGAAAACAAAGTTAATTATGAACATCACTGGCGAACAGGTGACAGCTATGAATAGTGCTGTAGGTATGAACAAGTTACTGCAAATATCAGCAGGAGCAGTGTACACTGATGATGGCGAGACCCTAGAGTTTGATATACAACATAGGTATAAGGTCTTAAAAGAAGTTATTGATGAGTCAAGCAAAAAGGTATTGGTGTTTGTTCCATTTAAACATGTAATAGATATACTAACCGACAAGCTTAGAGCAGATGGGATAGCAACTAACATAATAAGAGGCGATGTATCTGCACCACAACGGACAGCTATATTTAAACAGTTTCAAGAAACAGATAGCCCACGTGTTCTGGTTATACAACCACAGGCGGCAGCACACGGTGTCACGTTAACAGCCGCTAACACCGTTGTGTGGTGGTCACCAACAAGTTCTTTAGAAACGTATGCTCAAGCAAACGCACGTGTTCACAGGTCAGGACAGACACATAAATGTACAGTTGTCCAGCTACAAGGTTCTGCTGCAGAAAAACACGTTTACAGGCTATTAGATAATAAAATAGACGTACACACAAAAATAATAGAACTTTACAAAGAATTACTTGACTAAGACATTACTAGTAACTATATATAACAATATGATAATAACAGGAGACATTCATGAGTGAAGTATCTGCCGATAAATTGACAAAGGCATATATAAAAATAAGAGCAAAACGGGCAGAGTTGTCTAAAACTTTTAAGGCTGAAGATGACATGCTTGTTGAGCAATTAGAGAAAATAAAGAATGCACTTCTTAACTACTGTGCACAGCAGAATGTTGAGAGTGTCAGAACTTCTGAAGGTTTGTTTTATAGGTCAGTTAAAAGTAAATACTGGACAAGTGATTGGGAGTCTATGCATAAGTTTATACTGGAGCATGGCGTACCCGAACTCTTGGACAAGCGTATTAACCAAACTAATATGAAACAATTTTTGGAGGAAAACCCCGAAGTACTTCCGCAAGGACTTAACAAAGACACGGAGTACGCAATAGCAGTGAGGAAATCATAATGGACAATCCAAGATATGTACCAATAGAAGATGTGGCTAAGTACTTTTCAGTATCCATATCTACAATCCGTGCATGGGTACGTCAGAATCAGATACCTAAAGATACTTACATAAAAGTAGGTAATACTTACAGGTTTTGTGTTGATGATGTGGCTGATGCACTTACTAAAGCGAAAGACACCGAAGAAGAAGTTCGAGAAGAATTTCAGGATAAAGCAAGGGAGTCTTTCGGTAACCTTGACGATGATGTTTAACAAACTAATGGGAGAATAAAATGACATCAGAAATAAAATTAAATCATAATATAAACAATGTTGAAGTCTTATGGCCTCGCATAGATAAGCCATATAGGTATGATACTATGGAGCAAAGAACTGTTCCTTGTAACCCTACTGATGATGGTGCAAGTTACAATCTTCAGTTTCGTATGACTACTGATCAAGCCAAAGAGTTATGGGAAAAAATGACTCAAGCATATACGGCTAAGAAAGAAGCAAGTTGGCCTGCAAAATTTGACAGACCCTTCAAGAAGGAAGAGGATGGAACTTGGACTTTTAAAGCAAAGTTAAAAGGTGCTTATGGTACAGACGCAACTAGAAAACCAACGCAGTATGATGCCAAGGGTATCAAGTTACCTGATGACTTCCAACTAACAACTGGCAGTAAAGTTAATATAGCCATCGTGTTTGTTCCTTATAATATGCGTGAAGCAGGCGT